GACGTGGTGGTCGCGGCCGTTTCTCCTGATCGGGCCGGATGGGAACGGATTCTACTTAAATAAGTTTGCTGAAGTGATGGCCGGGCATCATGTCGAACTCGATCATGTATATTTCCCATCCTGTGAGGGGTAAATGAACCGACGCACCTTCTTGAAAGCTATCTTCGCTCTTTCACTCAGCTCTTGCGCCGGCCCGCCCCTGTCTTATGCGAAGGACGAGTCGCCCCAGCCGTCCAAAGACGATCGGGATGAGACGTGCCTCTACGACTCTTATTCCGCCACTCCGCTCCCCGAGCCAACGCATGAAATTGTCATCTACAGGTTAAGCACATGGCAAGAGAAGGCTCGGGCCAATTTCTTCTCACCAAACCCCTTGTACTATAGCCAACGCCACTGGAGCCATCATGTCTGAGCAATGCTGCGGCTCCTGTCTCTGGTGGGGAGAAGGTGATGAATGGAAAACCGTCACACACGCGGCCTGTCACCAGCCGACGATTGATGCTTTACGCCAGATCCATGTCCCGGATGCCATCCCCTGCTTCAGGATCATGCGTAGGCTCGATGGGGCTACCTGCCCCTGTTTCTCAAAACGCACCAACGAAAGGAAGACACCATGATCTGCATTTATCATTCGGCGTGTGCGGATGGCTTTACGGCCGCCTGGGTTGTGCGGAAGGCTATGGGGAAGAGGCCCGTGACCTTTCATCCCGGCGTGTATGGGGAGGACCCGCCCGACGTGACCGGTCAACACGTCATGCTGGTCGATTTTTCGTACAAACGGCCGGTCTTGGAACGCATGGCTCAGCAAGCGGCCTCCGTGACCATTATCGACCACCACCAAAGTGCCCAAGCGGACCTGGAGGGGCTGGACGGCGTGAGTGCCTTCTTCGACATGCACCGATCGGGCGCGGGGTTGACCTGGGACATCTTCTTTCCTGGCCAGCCACGCCCGGCCCTTATCGACCACGTAGAGGATCGCGACCTCTGGCGATTCAAGTTGCCGAAGACGCGCGAGATTCAGGCGGCCGTCTTTTCCTATCCGTATGAGTTTGAGGTCTGGGACCGGCTGATGGAGGCCAATCTGGACGACTTGGCTGCGGAGGGCGCCGCGATCGAACGGAAGCACCAGAAGGACGTGGCGGAATTGATCGGGAAGGCGACACGACGCATGACGATCGCCGGCCATACCGTGCCAGTCGCCAATCTTCCCTACGTGTATGCGAGCGATGCCGGGCATCTGCTCGCGCAGGGCGAACCGTTCGCCGGCTGCTACTATGACACCCCCACCGGGCGCGTGTTCAGCCTCCGGTCACATGAGGACGGCATGGACGTGTCCAAAATCGCCGCCCAGTACGGCGGCGGCGGCCACAAACACGCGGCGGGCTTCCGCGTGGGCTACCAGCATGAACTGGCCTGCTGGGATGAGCGGGAGGGGAACCCGTAATGGCCCCACCGAAGGTGACGCTAGAACAGGCCAAGCAGGCGGTCAAGATGCTCATCGCCTGTCATGGCAACAAACCCTCGCCGCCGAAAGCCTTGGGCTCAACCGGAATGCGTTTCACAACCGGCTGTCCCAAGCCACACACCTCTACAAGTTGACGATTCCCGCCACGGACGTACCGGGCCAGGTCAAGACCGATCACATTGCGGTTTCTCACGACCTCCTCGTTGACCGGCTCAAAAAAGAAAAGAAGGCGCTCCAAGACGAGAATCAGCGCCTCCGCGAAGGCCAACTCTCTGCCGCGCTCATCCGTGAGTTGATCCACGATACCCGCGTCGTCCCCGATCCGCCCGACTGGTTCATCGAGCGCGATAAGCAGAGCAACCATGGGGTGCCGACGCTGCTCTGCTCGGATTGGCACTGGGGCGAGACCGTGGACCCGGCTCAAGTCAATCATGTCAATGCGTTTAACCTGGAGATTGCCGACGCCCGCTGGAAACGCATGGTGGAAAAAACCATCAACCTCATGCTGGTCCATATGGCGAAGCCGAAATACGACTACCTGTGCTTCCCGCTTGCCGGCGATATGGTCAGTGGCAATATCCATGAGGAATTGCGGGAGACCAACTGGGCGCCGCTTTCCGTCTGCCTGATTCAATTCCGCGATCGCCTGATCTGGGCGATTGACGAGTTCCTCAACGCCTTCAAGAAGGTGTATCTGCCCTGCCTGACGGGCAACCACGGCCGGATGGACCGCAAGCCGCGGTTCAAGAACGCCGCGTTCGACAACTACGAATTTATCCTCTACGAAATGCTCCGGCATCACTACCGGAGCGAAAAGGCCGTGCATTTTGAAATAGCGGAAGGGTCCGAACTGCTCTATGACGTGTGCGGCACGCGCTATCTCGCCATGCACGGGGACGGCTTCAAGGGCGGGTCAGGGATTGCGGCCGCCCTCTCCCCCATGATGATCGGACGAGCCAGGAAGAAGCAGACGGCCCTGGCGACGAACCGGCCGTTCGACTGCCTGGTGCACGGGCACTGGCACTTTCTCCGAAACATCGGCGACATTATCTCGAATGGTTCGGGCAAGGGGTTCGATGAATACGCCTTGAAGTGGGGGTATGAATTCCAGACGCCCCAACAGGCCCTCTGGGTCACGCATCCCGATTATGGCATTACGGCGTCATGGCCAATTTACCTCGAAAAGCAAGGAGCGGTTTTCAAATGAGTGACGTGGGGCTGAAGTACGACGAAGGGAAGGTGCGGTGGGATTTGCTGCCCTATGGGGCACTGGAGGAGGTCGCGAGGGTCTACACGTTTGGCGTCAGTAAGTATGCGGCCTGGAACTGGCGCAAGGGCATCGCCTATTCGCGCTGCTTTGCCGCCATGATGCGCCATCTGGTGGCCTGGTACTGGAGGCGAGAGCGCTGTGACCCAGAGTCGAAGTGCCACCCACTGGCCGCGGTGGCGTTTTATTGCATGAACATCATGCAATATGAGCAGGACGGGCTCGACAGCTTCGATGACAGGCCATCCAAGTACCTTCTCGGTTTGACAGAATCCGTAAAATAGCCTACACTAGCCTAGATAGTTTGCGTTAGGACTGTTCTACGTGGAACGTATGGATGAAGGAACCGCCAGCGCTTCTGCCGCTCCCGAGCCCGGTGTCCTTTTGGCCGATCGAAACGGCTTCCGCCACGATCAACGTGCCGGTCAAGACGCTGCGCAAGAAGCTCAAGGCCTTGAAGCCGGGGCACGACTGGATCAAGCGGCGGGGCCAGACCCTCGTGCTCTCGACGAGAGTGGAAGAGTGGTGGGGGGAACGCTTACTGAGCGATCTCGACAGTATATCGCGGCGCTGCGGAGTGCCGAGCCTCCGCCCATCCCTCTCGCCAATCGTGACGGGGATACTAAGCGGGCAGTCGCCACCCACTCCCTGGACGCCCTCAACACCCTCCACGGAGCCATCAACACCCTCCGCGCCTTAGCCCACAAGGCCGAGGCGGAGGACAAGTTGCCGCTGGCGATTCTGGCCATGAAGGAGGTTGGGCGGCTCTCGCAGGTCTACGTGCAGATGCAGGTTGGGAAGACGATGAACCTGAACCAGACCATCAAGCACCAGGGCGAGGTGCAGGACTGGAAGACGTTACCGCCCGAAGTGCGCAAGGCGACCCTCGAAGCCATTGCCCGCGAGGTCATGGATGCGACAGACGATCCAGCCCAGTAACCAGACCGTCGAAATCATGGTGCCTTCCAAGGAATTCTGGCGGGAGATCCGCCAGGCGCCCCGAGAGGCCCGCGTCGTGCTGGACGACAACCGTCCGGGTGTGAAGAAGCAGACCGAGCTGGGGGAGATCATCCTGACGCTCTATCCGGCTGTCTGGGCCAAACAGAAGAAGATTTTGAAGGAAAAGCGAGGCTACGAACTCATCCAGCCCGTCTCCCGGACGCGCCTGTGCGACCTGTGCGCCACGCCCATGAAGGTGATCCGCGAGCTGGAGCAGTTGTGGGTGATGAAGTGCCCGGCTTGTCGTTCGACCGAAATGTGGGGCAAGCAACTGGTCGGCGGGACTTGGGGAGCCGGCGAGAAGGAGAAGCTCCCGAGCGGGAAACGGATGATTTAGGAGGGCGCCATGGACAAACCGAAGGCGAAGCGCGCCGCGATCGTGACCGTGTTCGATGCGCCAGACATGACCAAGCGCGGGCGGAAGCGCATTGCCATGTGGCTCAGGAAGCAGGCGGAGTTTTTGGAACACGAAGGGCACGTGTACGCCAAGCGGTTCACGGCGCGGTATCTCTATGATTGAAGCCTGTCTCGTCTTTTCGTTTCTCAGTTTTGTCTTGACAGCCGTGATCGCCGCCGTGCTCTACGAGCGGCTGCCCTGGCTCCTGCGGAATCCGGCCGTGCGCGAGCCGGATGAGATCGAGCCGCCCGACATGACGAGTATCGGGCGCAAGGATGTGAGGCCGTGGGGCGCCCGCTAGATCCGCAAACGGAGGTCGCCCGCTGGGCCTACGAAAAGCACCGATGTGAAGAGGATTACCTCTACTGCGCCTCGAAGTTTCTGCGGATCAAGAGCAAGCACAAGATCGGGTTGCCGACCTTGCGGCTCAATCGCGTGCAACAATTCATCCACGCGAAGGTCGAGGAGCAGCTCAAGCGGATGGGCTGGATTCGCTTGGTCATCGGGAAGGCGCGGCAGGTCGGCACCTCCACCTACTGGCGATCGCGAGCGTTTCATAAAGTGGCGTTTTCGGACAACTACAACAGCTACGTGGTCAACCACGACGAGCCGAGCGCGATGGAACTGTTCGGGATGGATAAGACCTTCTACGATGCCCTCCCGCCGCAACTGAAGCCGCGATTGAAGTACGACCAGAAGCAGAAGATGGAATTCGCCGACCGGAAAAGCCTCTCGCTCGTCGGCCACGCCCGCAACATGAACGTCGGTGTGTCCGGCATGACCCATTTCCTGCACTTGACGGAAGTGGCGCGCTATCCGAACGCCCATGAGATCCAATCCTCGATCTTCCCAACCGTGTCGGAAGCGCGAGGCGAGAAAGACTTTTCGGCCGTGGTGATCGAATCGACCAGCCGGTACGGGGGGGAGTGGTTCAAGGAATTTGCCGAGCAGGCCATGGCCGGCAAGAGCACGTTCGAGTTCATCTTCATCCCGTGGTTTCTCCACGAAGACTACAGCATGCCGGTGCCCAAGGACTTCAAGGCGAACAGCGAAGAGCGGCACCTGATGAAGAAGTACGGGCTCACGGAGGGGAACATTGTCTGGTGGAGGATGAAGCAGTTGGAGTACTCGACCAACCTGCCGGCCCTTTTTCAGGACTTTTGTTTCGACTGGTCTGGCTCGTGGCAATTACCGAAGGACACATCCCGCACGTTCAAGGAGGACGTGTTGCAGCGGCTGGAACATGCGATCAAGCCAGGGAAGCTCTATCACGTGGACAAGGATGGTCCCCGAGAACTCTTGGGCGGCGATTTGGAAGTGTGGCAACTGCCGGAAGACGGCGTGATCTACGATTTCGGGCTGGACCCGAGCGGCGGGCAGACCCAGGACGCGAACCCTGCGGCCGGCATTGTCATCCGGCGCGATACTCTGGAGCAGGTCGCGCAATTCCATGGCCGGTTCGATCCGGCCAGCGAGCGGTTTCTGGATCTCGTCTATTGGACCGGCATGTTCTACAACCGGGCACAGATCGTCCCCGATATTACTGGCGGCTGGGGCCATTCCGTCATGCGCGACCTTCAGCAGCGGAGCTACCCGAACATCTATCAGCGGCCGATCCCCGATGATGCCAAGGAGCGGTTGGGGCCTCGGTTAGGGTTCCAATATACGGTCCAGACCAAGAAAGAGATCGTCACGAATGCCGTCAAGCTCCTAGAGCGGGAGTATCCGACCATCCGCTCGCGCGCGCTCATGAGCGAATTGCGGTCATTTCTCACGATCGGCCTGGATGAGTGGGGAGCTGGGCCGGGAGACACAGACGACCTGTGCAACGCCTACATGCTTGCGCTCTATGGGGCCACGCAGGAGCGCCGGCCCGGCGTGATGGAACTCCCGAAGGAGCCATCGACAATCGAGAAGCCCTGGTGTCAGCATGACGTGGATGCGGACCTGTACGAGACCCGCGCCTCGATGGGGGCGCATAGTCTCTTGGTGCATTAAGGAGGACCATGAGTGACGAAGAGCGAGAAGATCCGAAGTTTCGGAAGGTGACGTTGACCCTGGCCACAGCCGTCTACGATCAAGTGAAGGAGGTGGTGGACGGACGCGACGGCGCGACGATCACCTCCGTGGTGAACGAACTGTTGCAGTATGGGCTGGATCAGGCCCCGCCCTGGGTGGTGAAGGACCGCTCGCTGGACGACGCCTGCGAGACGATCTTGCAGGCCCTGCCCGAGACCCAGCGGAACCTGATTCGGGAAGTCTCGGCGGAGCGCAATCGCCCCATTGCCGCGTTCATCATGTCGTATGTCCTGCTCGCAATCGAGCAGGGGCGCACCGCGCAACTCATGGCAGAGTATGCCGACCCTGGGAAATTGAGCCTGACTTCGCTGCATGAACAGTATCAGGGCGAGATGCGGACCTGTGACTACTGCCGGGCGCCGTTCAAGGCCAAGAAGATCGGTGAGCGGTACTGCCCGCCTCCGGCCGAGGGGGAGTCCTGCGGGACCAAGGCCTACAAGGCGGAGTATGAGGCGAGGCGCAAGGCCAGGCACCGCGCATCCGACCTGGCGGTGGCATAACCATGGCGGACCTGGTGCCGGTGCTGTTTCCGATCTGGGCGGCCAAGACGATCAAGGGTCTCATGCAGTCCGCGTTTACCGGGAATTTTACGTGCCACTTTGGACAGGGACATTTGGTGGCCGTCGAGTACAGTGACGGCCGCTGTACCTGCTGCGGGAGTCAGAAGAAACTGAGAGTGGCCGAACCGCACTAACGGTCATCGGGCCTACGGAGCGTACCGAGCCCATGTTGGGGAGCGATCCCCGGCATGGGCTTTTTTGTTATGGGGTGACAATGGAGATCACGGCCAACACGCCGCAACCGGGCGAGAAGATGAGCAAGGACGAGCAGACGCTCATCGACCAGTTGCAGGCCCTCATGTCGGAAGCCTCCGACAAAAAGAAAGAGCAACTGACGCGGTATGACGAGACGACCGACGAGGACGATCTCAAGGTCTACCGCGGGGAGATCGGCCCCAAGGATCGGTTTTTCGACGCCAATTTCGTGCAAGCCTTCATCGACCGCGAATCCGCCCAGTTGACCGACAATCGGCCGGTCTTGCGGGTAGAGAATCGCAAGGCAGGCCTGCGCGCCTTCGCGAGCACGATCCAGAAGGTCATGCCGTTCTATTGGGAGGAGAGCAACGTCCAGCGCCAGACCTACAAGATGTGCCATAACGCAGCCATTCGAGCCAGCGCCGGCATCTATACCGGCTATGACCCGGTCACGAAGGACAACTATCTCGAACTCATCCTGAAAGATCAGGTGATGGTGGACCCTTGTGTCAAGGAAGCCGCCATGTTCGATCAGGGCGAGTACGTGATTATCGAGAGGGTGAAGCCACTCTCCGAGCTGAAAAAGCGATTCGGCGCACGCGGCGCCCTCGTCAAGGCCAATGTGCGGATGCGTGGCGCGCCCGCGAAGCGGTCCTCCATCTTCGGCCCCCTCACGGACATCTTGAAGGGCAAATCGACCGCCACGAAGCAGGATGCCATCCCGCGCGCCTACGTGTACGAAGCCCTCATGAAGGACCGGAGCACGGACCTCTCCGGTCGAGACCTGTTTCCCACGTGGCGACAGATCCTCTTCACGGATGACGTGGTCCTCTTCGATGGCCCCCTTCCCTACTGGGATGGAGCCGTGCCGTTGGATTGGTACGATTGGGTGGTGGACCCGGACCATCCGTGGGGCATTTCAGTCCCGCAGCGGCTTGCCAAACTGCAATCCTCGTTCAACCAGATCATGGATGGGACGGTCGAAAACCACCTCCTGACCAACGTCATGTCGATCGTGGGCGACTACGATGCACTGTCCCGTGAGGACTGGCAGAATCTTCAGAAGATGAGGGGCTCGCTGATTCTACGTAAGCGCAACCGTGCTGCCTCGATCGATCTGAAGCCCCCGCCCCCCTTTGGCGCCGACAAGGTACAACTGGCCCGCGCGCTCTTTACCTACGCGCAATTGTTGGAAGGCGTGACCGACGTCACCCTCGGAGAAAATCCAGGGTCCTTGCAGTCCGGGCAGGCGATTGAAGGCTTGATCGAAAGCGCGAACCTCATGACCCGTTCGCGCGCCTCGCGCCTCGAGGATTTCTACAATCGCATCGGGCAAAAGCTGGTCTCGCGCACCTTGCAGTTCATCCCCTCGGATCGGATTGCCGCCGCGCTGGGGCCTGGTCCGCAGTTCATCCCCTCGGATCGGATTGCCGCCGCGCTGGGGCCTGGTCCGCGGGCGATCGATTATGCGATGAATCGGGCCGATCTGTTCCTGGACGATGCGGGGCAACCGATTCAATTCGAGAAGCGCCAGGATGCGTTCAAGTGGCTGCGCTTCTCGGTTATGCCGGGCTCCTCCCAACCTGGCACTCGAGGCAAGCGGTTGCAATCGATCGCCATGTTGCGCCAACAGGGCTGCGCCTCGCGAAAGATGATGCTGGAAGCGGCCGATTTCACAGATCCCGATAGTATGATTGCCGAAGCCGAAGAGGACTTTAAGCGATTTCCGCCGCCAGGATGGGTGCAGAAAGGACAAAACTAGGGCTGGCCTTGACACGTTCTCACTAGTATGGTACTAGATAGAACAAGGTGAACAGCACCGCGTAATACTACGCACATATAACCGGCCTACGGCGAAGACCCGAGCCCCAATGCGTGAGACCCCTCACGTGTTGGGGCTTTTTGTTTTTCTGGAGATCACAACATGGCCCTTCTTGACCCGATGATGCCTGGCACCCCTCCCGGGATGCCGCCCGCCCCTGGTATGTCTGGACCTCCAGGATTAGGCGGACCTCCTGGCCTTGGTGCTCCTCCCGGCATGCCAGGCCTGCCCGGCCTTGGCGGACCCGGTAACGACGGCTTCGCCGTGGGGATGCTCGCCGGCTTGGGCCTCCGTGAATTTTCGCAACTCTTTGGTCTCTCGAAGGGCAACAAACAGTCTCAGGCTCAGCCATCGGCCGCGTCCCTCATGCAAGGGAATATGGGCGACATGGACCGCCAGATGGTGCTCGCAGAAATGATGAAACGACAGCAAGCCGCCGCCAGCCCCCTTCCTGGTGCCGGCCTGCCTCCGGGTGTCGGGATGCCGCCTCCGGGCGCCATCCCGCCCCGACCCGCTCCCATGCTGCCGCCAGGAGCCGCCCCAGGACCGATTGATCCACGTATGGCGATGATGCTGGCGGCGCAGCGTGGGGCTCCCGCTCCGGCTCCGGCTCCGGCCGGTGGTCCGGTCGCGACAGCCCTACTCAGTCAATTGATGGCGAAGGCCATGCAGGCCCGCAGTGGGCTGATCTAACCAAGGAGGATCGAATGCCGAGACCGAGCAACAACACCCCGACCAAGGAAAAGGTGGGCTACAACACGATCGAGTCCGCCGCGAAGGCGCAGATCAAGTCGTCTAACCCGATTTCCACGGTGCGCAAGAAGTAAATGGATTTCCCGGTGGTTCCAGGGTTGACGGAAACGGCACCTGATGCGTTGCCACTCTCCGTCAAGATTGCGGAAGTGCTCGCATCCCGCCCAGGTGGCAGCTCGCAGCACTTGGCGGATGCGCAGTTCCACCTGGAGCAAGCCTTCAAGCGGGAAGAGAATCCGAAGATTCTGGGTTTCATTCGCGATTTACTGTCCGACATGCGGAAAGGTCCGCAAGACCGCGACGGCGAGGAGTCCGAGTAGTGCCTGTCATGTCCGGTGAGCCGGGGAGCATGCGGGCGTGCGCAATCAGTCATCGGTTGTCCGGGTAGCCTACAGTAGGCTTGCGGGGAGCAACCACCAGTTCGACGTGGCCAACGTCGTCCGGCTGAGAGCCGGGGAGCGAGGAGGAGCACATGACAGAGACGAAAGGCAAGCAGCAAGCGAAAACCAACGAGAAGCTGGCCGAGATTCTGGAGAAGTTCAAGACGAATCCCGAGCAAGCTGCCGATGAGTTCGCTTCGTTGCAAAAGAAATTGGGCGAGCAGGGGCAGGAACTCGGGAACGCCAGGAAGCAGTACGAGCAGGCCGCCGCACAGGCCCAGCAATATCAGGCCTATCTCCAGCAGGCGCAGCCGCTCATGCAGTGGTGGAACCAGTACGGCAACCAGGTCAACCAGATGATCCAGAACCACCAGCGGCAGAACCAGGGCATGCAGGCCGCAGCGACCGCGCAGGCGAAGAAAACGCCGGGCTATTCGCTATTGACCGAAGAGGAGCAGGAGGCGCTCACGCAGCGTATCGCCGGCCACCTCCAGCAACAGGCCTTGGCACCCTGGACGCAGCAATTCGCCCAAACGGCCGAGCAAGTCCTGACACAGCGGTTGCAACAGCAGCAAGCCGCGTTCGACCAGAAGCTCCGGGCGTATGGCGATGTCATGTGGAAGACCTTGGAGCATTTGGCACCGGCCGAGAAATTGGAGAGTGCCAAGAAGTTTCAGGAGACCGCCCTGCAATACGCCGATCCCAGCAAGTTGAACCCGATGCAATTGGCCAACGATTCCCTCTCGATGCACTCCCGGCTGTCGGCGGCGGAAGCCCGCGCCAAGGAACTCGAGGAGAAGTTGGCAGAACGCGAGCGACAGGCCGTGCCGAGTTTCGGATCGGCCGGAATGTTCGCGAAGAACGATAACCAAGCGGCGCCCGCTACGCGGGATGACCGCATGAAGGCCGCGGTTGGCGCGGTCAAAGAGGCCCATGGAGACGATGGCATGGCGGCGCTGTTTGGCCGTTAAGGGCGAAGGCCCTGCCATGCGCTCCAGGTAGCCTGTAAGGAGGAAGTCGTATGGCAGTTCCTTCACGGACAGAAACCCTGAATACGTTTATCGCGTCCACCGCGCAAGGGCGGCGGCCGGACGTGATCGACAACTTTTACGGATCGGCTCCCCTGTGGGCCTACATCCGTAAGCGCGATGCGGTGAAGTTGCGGGGCGGATCGGATATTCGCACCAACTTCATCTACAGCAATTTCACAGCCGGCTCCTACGATCGCGGTGACGAGTTCCACACCGGGACCGAAGAGTTTGCGACCAGCATGGTCTTCGGGTGGAAGAAGTCCTATGCGGCCTGCAATCTGGACGTGATCGATGTGGATCTGAACGACAGCCCGGAACAGACCTTCGATCTGGTCGATACCGCGCTCGAGAACTGCGAGATGTCGTTGATTGACGACCTCTCCGACCAGTTGTTCGGGGACGGCACGGGCAACAGCGGCAAGGACCTCGACGGGCTCGCCATCATGTGCTCGCAGAGCGGCACCTATGGTGGGATTACCAGGAGCTCCACGGCCGGGACGCCCGGTTACGCGATTCGCGCTGCGGTGGAAAACACCTCGGGTGGAGTCGTGAGCTTGTCCCAGATGAACCAGGACTTCGGGACGTGCGTGGTCGGGCAGAAGAAGCCGGACCTGATCGTCACGACCCAGAACATCTGGAACCGGATCTGGGATCGGTCGCAACCGTCCGAGCGGAACTCGCCCGGTACGGCGCGAGAGCTGGGCTTCGAGAGCGTGCGGCTTAACGGCGCGGACATCACCGTGGATAGCCACAATCCGTCCGGGGCGGTCCACTACCTCAATACCAGCACCATCACCATGTATGTCCACAACAAGTGGGATTTCCGATTCCGCGGCTTCATGGAGCCGACCAACCAACAGAAACAGATCGGGCAACTGATCCTCTGGGGGAACGTGGTCAACCGCGGCCCGCGCTACAGCGGCCGGGCGACGGGGCTCACGGAAACCTAAGAGCCTAGAGAAGGCTACTCAATGGCGACGACACGCGAGAAGGCCCGCAACACGGTCAACTACCTTCGGCTCACGCCGCGGGAGCACGGCGCGCTCCGGAAGGAGCGCACGCTGCACCTGGAGGCGCAGCCGCCGTGGCCCCCGTCCTGGGTGGCGCAGTACTTCTTGCGGTTCGCGCTGGAGAATGCCTGTACGAAGATTCGTGTACGGCAGGGGGTCCATGGCGATCAGACCTTCGATGTCATGGACCTCTGTACGTTCACGCGGATGAACCTGTTTGGGCACCTGCCCAGGGTTCGATTGAAACTGGTGCCGGCCTCGCTCGCGACCATGCGCCATGCGGCGATTGGGAACCGAGCCGACTCCTTTAAGGGAGCCGAACAGGTGTCGGTGCCGCAACTGCCTGTTTCCATGACGAATGGCGGGCAAGGAGAACAACATGCCTCTCGGAACTAGCGATCTCTTTTTGCGTCCCGGCAACTTGGTCGGGATGGGCTCCGCGAACATCCACGGGGATGACGCGGAACAGCAAGCGCGGCCTGGCACGGCGTCCTTCATCGCCGATGCGTTTGGCCCGCGGATCTTGCGCTATGTGCAGAACCGGAACGGGTCGGCCTTGGTGGTTGGGGACCTCGTGTCCTACGCCTCCGATACGCAGAACACCATCTCGACCTCCGTGGCCAACATCACCTCGGGGACCACGACCTCAGCCGTGACCTCCGGCCTGACGGCGGATCGGCACAACGGCATGATCTGCTGGGTGCTGGACAACGCAGACTCCGCCGGTGCGGCGCCCGAAGGTGAATGGAGCGTGGTCGCGGACAACACCGCGACGGCCATCAACGTCGATCCGCAAAAGCCCTACTCGGTGGCCCTTGCGGCAAACGATGACCTGGAGCTGCTCGCCACCTATCAGGTGGAGGATTCAGCGGACGGCGACGAAGGCTGGACGGTCGTCGGCGTGGCGGCCGGCAAGGACGGCATCTCGGTCGGCAACTACGGCTGGGTGGTGGCGCATGGGTTCACCATGGCCACGCACACGACCAACGCCATTACCGAGGGCGATCCGATCGTGGCTGGCGCAGCGGTGGTCGATGCCTTCGGCACAGACGGCCAGGAACTCTGGGTCGGCATCGCCTGCGGTGCCGGTTCGACCGACGAAACCCTCAAGCACCTCCCGGTGCACATGCGGGTTTGGCACTCGGCCGGTCCTGGCGGTTCACCGTAACGTGTTGTATCCCACTCTAGCCTAAAGGAGACAACACGATGGCCTTGAGCATTACCAAGACAGGTGATTGGAGCGGCGTGGCTGGGAACCTCCGCTACGCCTACGTCACGATCGATTTCGACAGTTCCTATCCCACTGGCGGCGAGAGCCTCACGGCGGCCGATCTGGGGATGCGGACCATTCTCGATATTAACATCCGCCCCAAGAGCGGGTTGGTGTTCGAGTACGACTACACCAACAGCAAAGTCCTGGCCTATACGCAGGGTGTGGCGCATGGCGCAGCCGGGGCCGTGACCTTGGACGACTACCCAGTGACTGCTGGGGTCGGGGCCACATCCGGGGCCAGTATTTCACGGGAGGCCTCAGCCACATCCCCGCTTCGGCTGGGACCGTTGAAGGAGATTGCGAGCACCGATGATCTCTCCTCGATCACCGGCGTGCGCGTCTTCGCGTGGGGCATCTAAGGAGACCATGAAGAAGAAAGTCAGTAAGAAGAAACCGAAGTACTAAGGCGATGGGGCATGCCGAATCTCCGGCATGCCCCTCTCCATGAGGACCTATGCTCGGAAGCGATCTTTTGAAAGCAGACTCGGTGGCCGACACGCTGGTCCGACTCCAAAAGGGCCATGTGACCGTGACCGCCGCGCGTATCTTTGCGGCCTCGGCCGCGGCCGACATTTTTCTCCAAATGTTCGATGCGGCCAATACAACCGATGTGACGCTGGGCACGACCGTACCCGATTGGGTGGTGCCGCTCGATAGCGCCGCCTCCCCGGTCTCTGGTGGAGACGGACTGCCGACCCATGGCGGGGAATTCAAGCTAGGGATTGTTGTGGCCTGCACGACCACCCCAACTGGCAATACGGGGTCTGCGGCGCATGTCCGGGTCTGGGTGAAGTAGGAGGGGGCATGAGCGACGAACTCACGATTGATGAAGCGGTCGCCGTCCTCTCGAACCTCGAACGGGAGGAACGGAAGAAGTGGCAGGCGGTGACGCGCCTTAAGGGGCTCTTGGGCATGGCGCAATCGCTCCGCGATGCGGAGTCTCGACTCCAGAATCAGGCCAAGGAGTATACCGAGAAAGAAGCGAAGGCCAAGGCCGACTACGAACAGCGATACGCGCAGATCACGGAATCGCGCGCGCACTTAGAATCCGACTATGCCCGCCTCACGGAGGACTTAAGCGCCAAGCAGCGAGACCTTGAAGAGAAGACGAACGAAGCGATGACGGCCGCGACGAAGCAGTACCGGTCGAAGGTCTCGGAGATGGATGGCCACTTGCGCCAGTTGGAGCAGGACCGCCACGCCAAACTCACGGCCTGGGAGAAGGAACAGAATGAGAAGCAGGCGTTCCATGCGCAACTCGCCCATGAGCGCGCCGTGGAGATTGCATCGCTCGACGCACAACTCAGTACCTTGAAAGGCGAACTCGCAAAAATCGAAGCACTTTTTACCAGGAGGGGATAATGCCTATTGTAATTCTCTTGCTACTGCTCGTCATGCTCGTGCCGTCCATTGCTGGGGCGGCCTCGAACTCCATGATCTGGGACCCGAACACAGAAACGGACCTGGCCGGCTATAAGGTGTACCGATTCACGCCATGCGGAGATGCGCTCACGGGG